TGTTCGTGTTGGTGGCGCCCGCCGGCCTTGCCACCGCCTCGTCGGCTTATGTGCTGTATCGCAATGGTGTGCGCCAGGCTGCCGCCGTGGCTTCTCCGGCATTCGGCGCTGCATCACCAACGGGGATGCGCGTGGGGAGCGTCCTTGGCTCGCCTGGTGACCCGTTTGAAGGGTTGCTTGGTTGCGTTTCGGTATGGGCTCGGGTGCTATCGGATACCGAATGTTTGCGGATGTCTACGCAGCCGCAAAGCATCTATGCACCACAAATCATCTCCATCCCTTGGCCGGCGGCCAGCTCGGGTGTATCTGGCACTCTCGCCCGAACCAACGCGAACGACACCAGCAGCGCAGCCGGCACGACGACGGTACGTGGCACGCTGGCTCGCACAAATGCCAACGATACGGCGGCGGCAAGCGGCTCGACCACAGTTGTCGGCTCGCTGGCCAGGACGAATGCAAACGACACCGCTGCGGCGAGTGGAGCGGTAGGTAGCTCGGGCGTAAGCGGATCGCTCGCAGCGACGAACGCAAACGATACGAGCGCAGCGACTGGCACGACGACCATCGTCGGCACGCTGGCCAAAACAAACAACAACGACACCAGCACGGCGAGCGGATCGCCTGTTGTGTCTGGCGCTCTAGCGCGCACGAACGCGAACGACACGGTTGTCGCAAGCGGTGCGGCTGGGGCGATCACCGGGACCGTTGCCTATACCAACAACGATGACACCGTAGAGGCGCGCGGTGTAGGGGCTCCCAGCACGGGAGCAGGCGGGCTGATCCGCAGCACCTATCACAAGCCCAGCCCGCGCCTGTGGTGGCTGCGCAAGCCGAAGCATCTGGACGAGTCGGAAGCAGAAGACGCGCTAGAAGTTGCCGCTGATGCCATCGTGTCGAAGGTGGCAGAGCAGGTAGCGAACAAGGCGACACCTTCGGAAGCCAAGAAGGCGGTCAAGAAGGCCATTGCACCGGCTCTTGGTGTGATGCCTGGTTTTGACTGGAACGCGTTCTATCAAGAGGCCATGAAGGCCGGCCAGCTCGCAGCCGATGAGCAGCGGGCGATGACTCAAGCCGCGATCAAAACGCAGATCGTTCTGGCAATGCAGGCGCTGCAACAGCGTCGGTTTGATGATGATGAGGATGATGTCGCCATCTTGGCGATGTTGCTATGACGCCAATTGAAGAACAGACCCGAGGCCATCGCGCCTCCGAACTGCTGGAAAACGAGCTTTTGCAGGAGACGCTCGACGCGATCCGCAAAGAAGTGATCCAGCAGTGGAGCGAGTGCCCGGCCCGTGATTCACAGGGCAAAGAGGCGCTTTGGCAGCTCCACAAGATGGCGGAGAAGTTCGAGAACATCCTCAAGGGCTATGTCCAAACCGGAGTCCTTGCTAGTGAGAACCTGAAGCGATACGAAGAACAGTCGAAGCTGTACCGGATGTTCAGAAGCTGAATTCGGCACGGCCGATATGCAAGCGCCCTCGAGGCGCTTTTTTTGTGCCCGAAAGGGCGATCAAGTGAGGTGTTATGGACATCGAACCGCAAAGCGGAATGTCTGATCTGTTGGCAGCGCTCGGAGACGAACCCAAGTCCGAAGTGGTTGAAGAAACCACCCCTGAACCCGACGAGGGCGAGCAGGAGCAGGCCGAAGGCGTTGAAGACGAAGCCGAACAACCGCAGGAAGACGCGCAGCCTGATCTGATTGATCTGGACGGCAAGAAGCTGGAAATCCCCGAGGGGACGCCTCCAGAGCTTGTCAAGACAGTTCAGAAGATGGCCGCCGACCTGAAGGCGGATTACACCCGAAAGACGCAGGCCGCTGCGGATGCTGAAAAGCACATCCAAGCGACTGTGCAATCCCTCGAACATCGGCAGAAGCTGATGGGCGAGACGGCAGAAACCTGGGCAGACCTTAGGGACGCTCAGAAGCGAGTTGAACAACTCAAAGCCGTCGATTGGACTGCGCTGGCCGACCAAGACCCGGCCCAAGCAACGAGGTTGATGGTGATGTACCAAACCGCGCAAGCGGAAGTGCAAACCAAGGGCTTCGCCTGGCAGCAGTCGTTGAACCAGTTGAACCAAGTAACCGAACAGCAACGCGCGCAAAGCACGGCGACCCAATGGGCCAAAGCCGCGAATGAAGCCCGCCAGGCACTCGGAGCGCAGTTCAACGAAAAAGCCAACGTCGCCGCGCAGAAGTGGCTTCAGAAGAAGGCTGGAACTTCGGACATGAACGCCATCGCTGGCCGATTCGCTGATCCGGTTGTTCTCGAAGCCATCGTCAAGGCGGCGCAATGGGATGCCGCGAACGGCAAGCCCATGCAAAAGGTGAGCGATGCGAAACCCACGGTCAAACCGTCAGCACCGCAGCCGAAGCGTGAAAACAAGTCGGCGCTTGAACGGTTGAAGACAACCGGACGCGCTGAACACCTCATCAATTTTCTGTAAGGCAGAACCGAAATGGCACAACCCACCAATACCTTTGATTCCTATGACGTGACCGGCAACCGTGAAGACCTGCAAGACAAGGTTTACATGGTGTCGCCCGAGAAGACCCCGGTTTCCTCGGCCGGCCGACGCTTCACCGCAACCGCCAAGTTCCACGAGTGGCAGCGAGACACCCTGGCGACGCCGAACAAGGACAACGCCGTAATCGAAGGCGACGACCGCACCGGCACCGCGCTTGTTGCTACCAACCGCGTCGGCAACTATGCGCAGTTGTTCGACAAGGTGGCTGTTGTGACGACCTCGCAGCGCGCAACCAAGTCGGCCGGTCGCTCGGACGAAATGCGCTACCAGATCGCCATGAAGGCCATCCCCGAGCTGAAGCGCGACGTGGAAGCCATGATGATCAGCAACAACGTGGCGGTGGCCGGCAACAGCACCACGGCGCGCAAGTCGGCGGGCCTGGGCGCGTTCATCTACAGCAGCATCTCGCACGGCGGCGCGGGCGCAACTCCTGCGCACACCTCGGGCGCGCCTACTGCCGCGCTGACGGCCGGCACTAACCGGGCGTTTACTGAGGCGCTGCTCAAGACGGTGCTGCAAAGCATTGCCACGAACAGCGGAGAGCAGCCGAGCCTTCTGTCTGTCACGCCGTCGCACAAGGGCACGTTCTCTGGCTTCTCCGGCATTGCGGCCAACCGCTTTCAGACCTCGCTGTCTGCAAAGCAGCAAAACCGCATCGTTGGCGGGGCTGACGTGTACATGGGCGATTTCGGCGAGCTGACCGTGGTCCCCAACTACGTGCAGGCAACGGCCAACAGCGATACCGCGCTGATCCTCAACCCGGACCACTATGGCCTGGCGTACTTCCAGCCGTGGAAGACCACGCCCCTGGCCAAGACCGGGCACACCGACAAGGAAATGGTTTCCTGCGAGGTGCTGACCGTGGTCACCAGCGAATCGGCGAACGGCAAGGTCGCCAACCTGAATCCGTAAGCCAACCAACCGTGAGGGGGGGGGCTTCGGCCCCTTTTTTACGAATGGACGAAGTTTTCAAGATCCAGGATTACGACCCGCAACTGGGCATCGCCACGACGGTGCACCGCGTTGAGGGCAAAGCAGTCATCCAGAAGACCTATGACGCTGAGCCGTTCATTGAAGCCGCGAAGTCGATGCGTCATGCGACTAGCGGCGAACGTTGGGGCGAGCTGCGGCACGTTGGGTTCATCCCGCCCGCCGAGCTGGGCAAGATGATGCGGCAAGACGGTGGACTGGATCGAAAGCGGCTGACTGCGTGGCTAAAGGCCAATCCTGCGCTGGTGACGTTTGACAGGCTGCTCAAATGAGCTATTCCCAGCTTACGACCGATGTCGCTTCATGGCTGCATCGCGCTGACATCACGCAGGCCAACTTCTCGCGGTTTACTGCGATGGCTGAAGCTCGCATGGCGCGGTTACTCCGCGTGCGTCAGATGGAAGCGCCGCTTGTCTCGACTGAGATTGACGCGGACTATGAGATTGCGCTACCTGCCGACTTCGTGGCAACAAAGGTGCTGTACTCGGTCGGATATGAGCGCGCTCCGCTGACGGCTCAAACGCTGGACTACATCACGTCGCGCGGGGTCGTCTACGGCATCCCAAAGAACTTCGCAGTCACTGCTGATGCTTGGCGATTTGACGGGACTGGTTCTGTCGCTGGAACGTATTACCAAGCACTCCCGAGCCTTGAGACTGACGGCACGACCTGGCTAGAGACTCTTGCGCCTGATTTGTACCTGTTCTCCGTGCTTGCCGAAGCGTGCATGTTCGTTCAGGACTCAGAGCGTGCCGCGCTGTATTCAGGTCGTGCGCGTGAGTTGCTGCAAGAGGTCAACGCCAACGACCAGCGAGACCGCTTTAGCGGCCTGCTTGTTTCTTCCAAGAGGCTCTGATGCTCACCTACAAAGAACGATACGACCTCATCAGTGACGCTGTATTTCAGCAGCGCATTCAATATGCGGCTTGGGTCACTGCGCTCGCGTTCGCCAATGAAGTTCCGGGCACTGTGAAGCGCAGGCAGTGGGCAAAGGCTGCTCTCCAAGGCGCTCTTGACACTGATGTCATGCGGCGCTTTGCAATCCAGGTCAGCGCAAACCAGAACGTTGGCGCCGCTGGCAAGAATGCCCTAGATAGTGACATCCAGGCGGCCGTTGACGCTGTAGCTTCGGACGTTGCCGGATGAAATTCCTGCCTGACGCGCCCCGCGACACTCCCGAAGTGCTCACGGAAGTTGAGGCTGTGCCTACCGTCCGAGGGTATGCGGGGAGCCCTACCGTCATCAATGGCGGCTATGCGGCGCTAGCTGCTGCCTGCAATGGTGCGGCGCTCATCTTCAAGCTCGACGGCTCTATGCGGATTTTCGCTGGCACGCAGAGCAAACTGTACGAGGGATCGGGCGGAACGTGGACGGATCGCAGCCGGGCAGGCTCGTACACGACAGGCGACATCCGCTGGTGTTTCGCGCAGTTCGGCGATACCACGCTTGCGATAAATAAGGCCACCGTACTTCAGAGCAGCACAAGCGGCGCATTTGCTGACGTAGCAAACGCCCCAAAGGCTGCGGTGATGGAAACGGTGGGCGGGTTTGTGATGCTCGCCAACACCGACGATAGCGGGCTCTCGATCACTGGCGGGCCGAACGCCGAACAGGGCAATCGGTGGTGGTGCTCGCAGTTGTTTAATGCCACCGGCACATGGGCGCCTTCCGCAGCGACTCAGGCGACAACGGGTCTGTTGGTTAGCTCGCCCGGCAAGATTGTTGCTTTGAAGCGGCTTGGCGATCAGGTTGTAGCCTACAAGCAGAGGGCTATCCACGTCGGGCAATACGTCGGGCCTCCCGATGTATTCGACTGGCAGCTAGTCCCCGGCGAGATTGGCACGTGGTCTAACGAAGCTGTCGTTAGCACCGGCACTGCGCATCTGTTCATCGGATACGAGAACATCTACCGCTTCGACGGCTCTCGTCCTGTGCCGATTGGCGATGGCATCCGAGAGTGGTTCTTCGCCAGGCTCAACAAGAGCTATGCCTACCTGATTGCGGGCATTCACGACCGCAACACTTCAACGGTGTGGTGGTGGTATCCAAGCGGATCGAACACGACGCTCGACTCTGTGCTGATCTACAACTACGCGGCAGATAGGTGGGGCCACATCACTGACGGCATTGGTCTTGAGCCCATTCCCACTCCTGCGCCGCCTGGCGACGACGAATCAGGCGGGGCTGTTGAGTACAATACGACCAACGAGGTTGGCACGTGGACGTTCACCGACAGTGATACGACCGCTGAGTTTGTCTATTCGGGCGTTGGAACAGCCTCCGTGGTAACGACAAACGCTTACTCGACTGGCAAGCGGTACATTGAATTCCTCTGGCAGGATGTGGGCTCTTATGGCTCAGGCGTCCGTGATGACGTTGGTATCACTCAGAGCAATCCTCCGACTGGTGGGGCTTCTGTAGCAGACGGCGCGGCCTATCGTCGGTCCGGGAACATCTACGACAACAACAGCAGCACCGCATCGGTGACGGCTGTTAGTGCTGGGGATGTGATAGGCGTTGCCGTTGACTTCGATAACGCAAAAGTGTGGTTCTCGCTCAATGGCTCTTGGGTGAGCGGCGATCCTTCTGCCGGGACAAGCCCGAGCATCTCGACGCTTTCGGCAGGCTCTTACTACGCCGGCAACACGATGGAAAGCGGAGGGGTTCAGAAGGTCACGATTCGCACGCTCACGGCTGATTTCACTGGAACTAAGCCGACAGGCTTTAAGAGTTGGGCGGCCGTATGACGACGACTGTTTACCCGGTGCAGACGATTCAGGCTGCGATTACGTACGATAACCTGTATACGTCGCTCGGCATCTCCAATCCGCAATACGACCAGATGCCGAACATCAGCTATGACTCGCCTTTCTGGCAGGCTTCGGCTCCTGTGATGGCGGTCATTCGTGATGACAAGGTTCTTTACACGCTCACCGGCTCTGCCTCGGATAGCTCAATCACAACGGGCTATTGGGGCGACCAGGAGCGATTCTCGTTCTGTGACCGTGTTCGGGCTAAGTACCGCACGAAGCCGACTGATAGCACGTTGACTCCATATGCAGTCACTGAGCTTGGGGCCGACGTGGCTACTGGCTCGGCAACTCTGAACGTGGATCGATACGACGTTTTGCAGTCGGCGCGCTGGCATAAGTTCAAGCTCGAATTTGTCGGGCCTGTTGAGGTTGAAGCGGTCACTCCGCGACTGAAGACTCAAGGTTATGAATAGCGTAACCCCTGACCCGCGTCTTCCGCTGAACATTGACAACTTGTTTCGGCTGAAGTTAGCAGACTACCTCAGTGAGTTCGCGCGTTCGATCAATCAGGCGGCGAATTTGGTGCTGTGGAAGACGGTGGCGGTATCCACTGCTTATACGGCAGGCGTCAACGATCACATCATCCGCTGCACTAGCGGGCCGTACACGGTGACGATCCCGAGCGCGTCAAGCATGAACGGGAAGCGCATCGTAATCAAGCGGGCTGATTCAGGTACTTCGACGCTCACCATCTCAAGCGCATCAGGAAACATCGACGGCGCTGGCTCAACTTCACTGACAACCGCTTGGCAATCGCGCGAGTTGTTTAGTGATGGCACTCAATGGCTTCTGGTCTAGGAAATTACATGGCTGACAATCTCGGACTCTCGCAATACGGTTACGCGCAACAGCCGGGGCAAGGGCCTTACGGCTATTACGAGCAGCAAACGCCTGTTGGTTCATTCGGCGCAGCGAATCAACAGCAGGCGCAAAGCTCGCAAGCCTTCAATCCGTACATCGGGCAGCAGACTCAGGCGCCTGGGCAGATTGGTCCTGTTGGCACTCAGTACGCGGGTTCTAACCCGTACCTTGGCCAGACGACTCAGGGTGTCAACTACCAAGCCGCGCAAGGTGCTGGAACCAATGCCTACGCTGGTGCGAATCCGTACCTTGAGGCGAGCATTGGCGGCGCTGCAAAGGACATGACGAACGCGTTCAACGATACGACAAACGCGCAATTTGACCGGCAGGCGGCGCAGTCTGGATCGTTCGGAAACACCGGGGTAGAAGCGGCTCGTGGGCGGGCTCAGAACGATCTGAGCAAGAACATCGGCAACATGGCTTCCGGCGCGCGGATGCAGGACTACACGGCGCAGCAGGGCCTAGCGGAGAACGCACTCAACCGCACGCAGGGGCTGAACCAGTTCAATGCAGGGAATCAACTCCAAGCCGGGATGGCTAACAGCGGATACAACGCGGGCGACCTGAGCCGCAATCTCGCTGGCGCGCAGGCGGTGTCCATGTTTAACGCTGGGCAGGGCAACCAGATGGGGCAGTTCAACGCCAATCTTGGGTTGGGACAAGGCCAGTTTGCGTCAACTCTCGGACAGAACGACCTGAACAGGAACAGCAACCTCATGCAGTCCATGGGGCAGTTCAATGCGGGCACGCT